CTTCATTTTCAAAGAATCCTGAAGACCACTTGGAGAACATACTATCATAAGTGTATTCAGTAAAGTCAAAATTTCGACCTTCCTTAGCCCACCATTTCTGAATTTTCTCCAACTGTTCTTCATAAACTCTCCTACCATGGAAGAAAAGTTCAATCAAAACGCTACGTGTTGTGCTTCTCATGTGTTCCAAAACATTTTTCTCTGACCTGCAAGCAGTCCAATTAACTATGTTCTTGATCATCTCTAAATCCAACTGTCCCACAGGTGTTTTCCCTATTGTAGACCAACTCCTTGAGAGGAACTGACTATTTTTCAGATTAACTTTAGGTGAGGAGACAGGGGCCTTATCGATATCAGTATATCCTATTCCGTGTGCGGTAAAAATCTTGCTGAGGATGACATTGTTGTAAAACTGACCAATTTCGTTTGAAAAACTCTGAATAAGGTCATCTCCATAGATGACTGTGTCCACATGTTCTTTATACATTGCGTAACTCTGCATTGCTGGTTTCCCTTCAAAAGCTACCAACCAAGCCATGTAAAGTTGAAGCTCTAAAGCTATCGTGTTTACAATGGTCGTCAATGGCTGCCCTGACGGGGAACAACACTTTGTTTGGAAAATAGTGTTGTAAGCAACATTCAGAGAATCCGTGACTTCTTTACACATGGTTTTTCTGATCTTGTTCGCTTCCTTATCCTCGCTTCCATAACTCGAATACCAATGGTTGATGACGTCGTAAACAGCCTCTACCACTTCAGTCTGAAGTGTGGGGCCATAATTCGACACATCACCAGCGATGATGTTATCATGGTTTCGCAATTTCGTTGTCAATTTGGTCCAATCCGATCCTAAGCAGTTGATTCCAACTGCTGAAAATGAGTTGAGTTTTCCAGAGTAAAATGCCGCGGTGAAATCTGTAAATAGACGTCTCACTGCCAATGTGTATTCTACCGGACCGCTTTGTATCAATCGTGGTTTCTCTCTTTTTCCTTCCTTCCGGAGTTCATCTTTGAGAACACAATGGAAAACGGTGGGCGGAATTTTACCCTTTATTCTCATTCTCATGTTCGCATCATGAATATCAATTAGATTAGAATTGACATCCACACTGCCATCAGCGTTCTTCGTGATTAAGCTTTTCTTGCTCGTGTACTTATAATTTAGGGGAAAACCAACACTAGTGGACAAAACCATGCCGGGAGCTTCGTCAAACCCTTGTAATCCAAGGATGGACTGCTTCACCGACCTAATTTGTTCCACCTGTGTTATAGGTTTAAAACCTAAAATTTCAGTTCTGAGAGCAATTTTAGCTTTCTCAATTAGACTCGCTGGCCATTTCACTTGCGGTTTGTTGTTATCAACCGCAGCTTCCATTTTCGTGATTCCGGGAATTTCTTCCCCTGGTGTTAAAAAGATCACGGGCTTCTTAACCGATTCCCCAAGTAAGCCATACATGGGGGATTTTCTCAATTCAGATTTAACCGAATGTCGCACTGGGACTTCAAGGAATCCTCGCTTGATGAGATGCTCGTTTAATCTCAACTGGGCGTGACCTTCAACATTCACTTTACCAAATTCTGTGTGGTCTAGACAGTGAAGTGCTAAATCTTCCG